ATTTCTTATGCCTTAACACCTAAACCAAAAGATCCTAGTCAAGCTCCACGATTAGAGATCGGTGGTGTTCAAGGTAGAAGTCGTTTTAATCCATCTAACGGATTTGATTCTTTACAAGATTTAGCTTCTCTTGGTTCGTTTATTCCGTTGGTATATGCAAGACAGGGTGTCAGAGTTGCTAGTCAGTTACTTTGGTCACAAGTAAGAACAACTCAATATGGTGAAAGTGTTAGTGCTATTGTTCTATTTTCTAATGGAGAAATAGGAGCAAAACCTGAATTTGAATCATTAGCATTAGGTGAAACTTTTTTAGCTGATTTACCTGAATCAAAGTTAAAAGTATATTTTTCTAGAGGTGCAAGAGAAAGTGGAAGATTACAAGGTGTCCCTGATACTCAAACCCCATCATCTAGCCATGATCAGTATCAAAAAGGTTCAGCTAGGAATGTTAATAATTATGCTTACAGAGGAAACAGAGAATATGACGATAATGATCCATTCCTTGTAAAAACTTATAAGAACAATTCTTTTGTTTACGAGCCAAGTTTTAGTAGTACAAAGACACCTATAACTAATAATACTTTTGGTGTTTATGCACCAATGCCTAATGGTAATGCGTATAAAGTTCAATGGGAATTACTTATGATGCCTAAAGATGGGGATGATGATGTAGGACAGGATACAAGACGAAAAATGGGTAAAGTTGTTCATAAATATCCTAGATATGTAGGTATTACAAATCACGGATCTTCTCCTACTCATTCTTCGGCTGGTAATGGTGTTGTTTTAAGTCCTAGTGATGTTGTTGCTGGTTCTTTATTTGTTAATTATCGGATTTATCATGCGTTAGAAGAAAATGCGTGGATAGATAGTTCAATAACAGAAGTTGATCCAACTAAAAAATGGAATAAATTTTCACCTTGGGGGTCATCAGATGCAAAATCTGTTGTTGATACAGGAAGAGAAAATGTTGATGATGCAATTGCTGTAGGCGAGCAATATATGGTTGGATCAACTTTAATGACAGTAATAGAAGAAGATAATGGCAATAAATGGGTATCTGGTTATCAAGGATTTCAAAAAGCAATTAAATTAGAAGCAGATGAAGCTGGTTATTTAGAATTTAGAAATACAGACGAAACACAATTACCTTATAAATCTTTAGTTGTACAAAAAGTAGAATTAGCAACTTTTTCAAATACTAGAAAATCTGATGTTACTCAAATAGGTTTAAAAAGTACTGTGTGGAGAAAAATTAATGGTTTTCCTAATGTTAATGAAATGCCTTCTCAAGATCGCATTAGAAGTTATGAAGATAAAAATGGTTCAATTCAATTAGGAAGTGTTAGTAAATACGTTAAACGTCTTAGTTTCTTTAAAGTACAAGCAAAGAGATTAAATTCTGGAGATCAATTTGTTGATATAAGTAATACAGTTATTTGTGTAAAAGGTTCTTCTCCTGTTGCACAATACAATGCAATTAGTATTAAACATTTAAACCCTAGTCAATATGAGTTTAGATTTCTTCCTGTTGCAGGAAATGTAGTTCTTAATCATTATTCTGGTGTTGTGCATGTCCTTAATTATTCTGCTCAAGTAAGAAGAGAAACAAATTATAATTTAGGGTTGCAAATTTCATACCATGCTCAAGTTGAATCTTTGCCTACAAATATAGATGAAGGAAATGAATTTACTAATAATCCTGAATGGGATAGAGGAGGATTAGGTGTTGCATTAGATGATGATGGAATTGCGCTTCCTATTACTGGGCCTGTCAGTCAATTTGCACCTGTCCAAACTGGAACTATTCCTGTTGATGAAGATTTAGTTTATGCCTATATAGCTGGAGCGTTTATACCTGACAACTCAACTACTTATACAGGTATTGGAACTAATAACCAGCAAGGGACATGGACAAATGTAACTAATTACAATTTTAAAGGAACTCCTATTGTTGGAAATGCGTATTACAGCCCACAAAAAGGAATTGTTGCTATATCTGTACCTATTTCATCAACAACAACAAGATGGTATTTTAGCTTTGGAGGTACTTTAATTAGTGGACAACAAGTTTTTTATGATCGTCCATCAGGGTATAAACCTTATAGAGATAATGATTGGACAGATCCTATAGAAGAAGTTGATAGTAATGGTGATGGAACAGGTATATGGCATAGATTTAGAGTTGCAAGAAATCCTTCTTCTTTAGGAGGAGCAGAAGATTGGAGAGGTGCTGGTTCTTCAGGTGGAAGAAATCATTTTGCTGTTGCGGTTCAAAGATCAAATAAAGTTCCTTCAATAACAATTAGTACTGACACAAGAACAACTACAACAACTAAAGGTAGTGGAACAGGTTTAACAGTTAACGTAAAGAAAACAACTGACGGAACTGATACATTTAAAGAGTACACAATATTTACAGCAGGAACAGGTTATCAAGATGGAGATACGGTTACTGTTAATAGTGAATCTCCTTCTGTTAGTTTAACTGTCACAATAGTTCCACCAGTAATAGATGCTCCTGATGTTGATACTCATAGTGATTGGAGGCTAGATGGTGGCGATGGAACGGCTGAATATTATACAAATTATTGGTCAGTTATTAGACATAATCCAAATAATGCAATAGCTGATTATTTTTTGTTTGATTCAGAATCTTCAAGTCATGAAAATGGCCCTGAACATGAATTGACTTATATTAATGAAATTGTTCATGCAGGTAGTAGCAGCAATCCACAAATTAATTATGAAAAATTAGCAATAGCTGGTATTCGTATTGGAGCGACAAATACGTTAAGTAGTTTTAATTCTTTTTCTGGTTTTATTAAAGAAGGAATAAAAGTAGATCGTTTAATTCCAGATCATAATTACATTTCTGGAACAGGGTATTTAACTAGAAATTCTTTAATCGCTTCTTCTGATAATTTTGTAGAAATAGCACATGATTTATTAACTAATACATCTTACGGAGCTGGAGATGTCGTAGGGCATGACGGTGTAGATCGTGCCAGTATGATTGAAGGAGCTAGATATTGCAGGGCTAACGGATTTTTTTGGAACGGTATTATTGATAATAAATTTAATTTAAGAGAATTTATATTTGAAAATGCTGCTTATAACTTCTTAGATTTTTCAATATTAGGTGGTCGTTTTAGCCTAAGGCCAAGTTTCCCTATCAAAGATGATTATCAGATTGATTACGAAGCAACTATTGATAACAAAGGAATTAATGTAAAAGCTTTATTTACTGATGGCAACATGAAAGATATAAAAGTTACTTTTTTAACTCCAGAAGAAAGAAAAATGTTTAAAGCAACTGTTATCCATCGGAAAGACGAGAGGAATAGCAAAGGAATAGCTGGTTTCCCAGAAAATGTTGCCAAAACTTATGCTTACAATCCAACAGGAGAAGATGGATCAACTTTTTATCCAAAAGCAGAACAATTGCCAGAGGAAGTATTTGATTTAAGTAATTGGTGTACAAGTGATTCTCATGCAAAATTATTTGCTGCAATTGCTTTATCAATTAGAAAAGAAGTTGATCATGGAATTGTTTTTGATACTCCTCCAAGTTCAGTGCTTGGATTGCTTGCTGGAGATTACATACGAGTTTTAACAGAAGTTACTCATACCAGTCGTTTTAATAATGGCAGCATTGATGCAGATGGAAATGTTATTTCAAGAGCAGATATTAGTGGTTCAATTAATGCTTATTGCTGGACTCCAGGTTCTTTAGGAGGAATAGAAGAAAAAGAATTTTCTGTAGGAAGCGATGGGAAAAACTCAATTGGTTTAGTAAATAAATTATTTGCTCAAGTTGATAGCACAACTGAAGATAGAATTTATAAAGTTGAATCTATTACCTATGGTGAGGAAGGATTTATTCAAATAGCTGCTAGTCATGTACCTTTAGTCGGATCAAGTCTTGCAGTTCTTTATCATGCAAATCCCAACTCTGCTGTTAATGGGGTTGATTACCTTACACGTTTCCCTGAATTAAGAGGACTTTAAATGGCATCTTTTCCTACTACCGTCCCAACTCCTACTTTAAGAAGTTATAGCCCTGGAACATATCCACAGACAGAATTTGAAGCTCAAAATGGCGTTAAGACTGTTATTCGCTATGGAAAAAACAGAACAAGTGCAACTTTGACATTAGGTTTTAGTAATATTACAGATGCTCAAGCTGCCAGTATTCTTTCTAATTACGAAGCTGTTAATTCCATTTGGGACGAAGTTACTTTTAATGGAACGAATGTTATTGAAGGAGCAACAAGTTCACTCCAGACGTTTTTAAAAGAAGGATCTCCTTTAAAATGGCGATATTCTGGGCCTCCAAAAGTAACAAGTGTTTTTGTAGGAATAAGCAATGTTAGTTGTAGTTTTGTTGCTTGCCTCGATTCACCGTAGAATAAACACAATGTATTGATTTTTTAAGTCGTGGGATTTTATAGCGGTTCAGATGGTCAACTTTTGATTGGTGGAGCAATAGCTGCCAAAGTTCAATCTTGGTCTTTTTCTAGTTCGCAAGCTGTTCTTGAAACAACAAGCTTAGAACAAACAGACCGCACAGTTATTCCTGGTGTTCGTAGCTATAGCGGTAGTGCAAGATTGTTTTACTATCAAGCTTCTGCTGGCTCTGGTGGAGATGTCACAACACTAATAAATAGTTGTATAAAGCCTTTAATTGTTGGAAATGGTAATGCAAATGCAGATTCTAGTCCTGTTAATTTAAAATTAAAAATACAAGATGGATCGGCTAATGGTCGATTTATTACATTTACGGCCTACTTAACAGGTATTTCAATGAATACTGCTGTTGGTGAAGTCTTAAGTGCTGATGTCAGTTGGGAAGCAGACGGAGCACCTACAGAAGTATCTATCTAAATCATGGGTGTTTATTTTGGTCAAGCAGGGGAAATAGCTCTTAAAAGAGATTCGTTGCAAGCTGCTTTAAAAACGCAGTTAGATCCTTTTGACGTAAACACATCAACAAAACGATTTAGTGTTGACCATAGTTCTGGTTCGTTAATAACTGGAGATGAAGTAGAAATAGAAACTGTTGATAAATCTACGCTTGAACTTGTTAGTGGTCATAATTATCCAGATGTAAAAAAGTTTATAAATGTTGATCCAGTAGGAGGTATCCGTTTATATAATTCTTTTGCTGCTGCAATAGAAGGGTTACAAGCAAATGCGTTAACACTTGTTACTCCTAGTGCTGCTAAAGAT